TCTGCCTCACCGCCTTGAATAGACTCCGAAAAATCCCGTAAGGCTGTGCGGCCTGTTAATTTCTCATAGTGGTAAAGTGCGCCAAATCCGAATTTGATAGGCGTTTGAGTTCCGTTGAAATCTAAATAATTGACCATAGTTCAAAAAAATAAATAAGGCCCGACATAAGCCGGGCCAAGCATTAAGGATTTGTTGTTTCAGATAAAGCGCCACTTCCTACGAAAGTGAAATCGTAGGTTACGTTTTCGTCCACTCCGGACGAAGATGCGCTTAGGCTTGTAAGCATACCAGTACCGGAGTAGATCTTGTCGCCCGATACGGTCGTACCCCATTTAATTGTCGCCGTTGTGCCGCCGTTGATTAAAGCGTACAAGTCGTCAAAAGTGTAGGTGCTGTCCCAAGCGAACATGGCACTACCGGACATTTCCCACGACAACCGGCCGGGAAGCTGTGAGCCCCAAGAGTCGGTATCTTTGCAAGTGGTGTCGCGAGGCGACATTGAGATGCTCAAATTGGCATCTACGAGGCAAGTAATGGTCGCGGCTCCGACTTGTATTACTGCCAAACGGGAATTTAAAACGCCTGTTGTTGGCATAATGGAATTTATTTAGAACGTGAAAAGGATTTGGGCGGTGTAGGTATTGTTATTTCGTCAGCGATTGACGGCTCGAACGTTTCAAGGGCGGCGGCTTGTTCTTCGGTTAAAGGCGTACAAGCGTTACCCGCTAACGCGTTTTTTCGACAAAGTGTAAAGTCTGCAATCGGCTTTATAATACCCTGCTCTAACAGTGCCTTTGCGTCTGCTCCTAAACGAACGCAATATCCAGGTAAATAGACTTTTCCGCCTGCCGACTGATCTACCCATTGTTTAATAAATTGGTATCTGTCCATTATTTTTTAAGTTGAATAGCGTTTAAGCGTTCTTGCATTTTAGCGACCTCAACGGCCAAATCTTTCCGCTCTCGATCGCAATTAACCAAAAGCGCGTTTAAGTCTTCGATCTTGGATTCCAACTTTTTTTCAGTCGATCCCCACATATTGAAAAAGAACCAAGTAGAACCAACGAAAAAAATTACCGAAAGTCCTTGATCTTTTAGTTTAGAAGCGAAGAGTTCGTATAGTTGTTGCATTTGTTTATTTGGGTATTTGTCTTAAAATCGTTTTTTCGGTCGCTTGAAATTGTCTTCAATCCAAGTGAAACAAACCATGCCGGCCATAAATCCAAAACCGGCGAACGTTCCAAAAAGCGCGCACTTTAAAAATTCCATCATCGTTTCACAACAGTTGCGGGCCGAATCACATAATCCGTACCCAATGAATACCAGTTAGCGCCATTTTGGAAATACTCAATAAACCCTTCACTATCCCACTCCGTTAGGCGAAGGTAGCCCGGTGAGTAGTAGGCCCGCTTCCAAGTGCCTGTGGCCTTTGTAAACGACCACTGCAAACGGTCTAAACCTTGCACTTTAACCACTCGAAAAAATATAGTCGTTTGTTGGGTGTATCCTTTAAGCGCCCAAGTTTGGAGTGTTAAATCCTTTTGGCCTGTGGTGTCAAACAAAATTACTCCGTAGGCGCTTTCTATTTGGTTGCCATCTCGTATCATCCCTCCAATCTCTGCCCGATATTTTTGAACCACCCGCATATCTGCTACCCGTCTGCCTATCTCTTGGGCTGACAACTGCCTAAGCGCTTGCACCTGCTGCAAAGTATCCTTGATTGGCACATCTGTTTGTGTGCGCTTGCCTTGATCGTCAATTGTCAAATGCGTAAGGTATAACCCCTGCGCGGTTGGTGTGATGAACGTGGTATCTGTAATTATTGTTTGCGCCTGCATTTGTAGCGCTGTTAGTAGTAGGGTAAATATTAGTGTATTTTTCATTGTATGTCTGTTTTTTTTAGTGAAGGTCAACCCAAGCGCCTGCCGCCCTGACTTGCAGTTTATTGTCTGTGGTGTTGTAAATTACAAGGCCATCGGCTGGTGTTGTTATTGCGTTGCGCTGTGTTGTTGTCATTCGCGGGAAAAGCACACCCCGATCGGTAGAGCTAAACTCTATTATTGCGCTTGACCCTGTTGCTGTTTCAGTTCCAACTAACACAGCGCCTTTGCGGGCGGTTCCAGTACCATCTGGTAACATCATTATAATATCCCCCCCTGCGGTGTTGCCTCCCGCTTGTGGTTGAGTAGGTCTTAAATAAATAGGATTGTTTACTACTGTACTTGTTGCGGTCCCCCCGTTTACATAAAATAAATAAGGAGAAGCTGGGAAACTTGTTCCTAAATAAAGTCCTTGCGCATTTAATAAAATTCTTTGATAGGTCGCATTACCAATTGTTAAATCTCTATTTGACGCTACCGTATTAGCGCTTTGAACTATAAATCCATTGTTTCTATTATCGTTTAAATTTCCATTTAAAAAAACGGTGCTATTAAAGTAAGATGTTCCGCCTACATTAAAATTTTGCGTCATTGTGCTTGTTCCTATGCCAACCCTTCCATCATCGCGTACCATCAAAGCATTGTTGTTGCCCGCGCTGTTGTGAAATTGCGCTGTCCAGGTGGTGGAGGTGGAGCCAGAGCCCCTAATAGTAAGCGCTGTATTTGCTGCAACGGTTGTAGTTCCAATTCCCCACTGCCCATCTTTATTTACAATTCCTCTATCAATTAAATCGCCTCCATTTGTGCTATTTGTGGCAAATACAATTTCACCAGCTCCAGTTGTAGGGGATCTTCTAAACCAAACAGCACTAAGCCTGCTATTTCCTTGGTAACCTAACATACCCCCTTGTAGTCCAGTTCCTGAACCAACATTAAATACAATTGCGGCGGGTGTATTTTGGTCTGCCGTTGCAGTTGGCTCCAATTGCAGCACAGCGGGCCTTTGTCCAATAGTTAATATATTTGCAAACCCTGTACCGCCAATAACTACTTTATGGTCAAATTTTGCAGATATATCGCTATAGTTATTATATGTTGTTCCAGCATATTTTGGTACATAAATCCCTGCTACATAAGTGCCTATATTCCTGTTCCAAACTCCAGTGCCTTCTATTTTTAAACCTATTTTGCCTCCCCCGCCAGTGCCACTTACCGCTGATGAATTATAGTTCAACTGTAATGCAGTTTCTTCAACACCTGTTGTACTTAAAACGTTTTCGGATGTAATCTCTACATTTTTTATTACAGAGTTTTGCCCGCTTAAATTTTGACGAATGCTTAACTGTTCAAGTGTTGTGCCATACGTAAAATTATTATCTCCGCTTTGCGTTTGCGCCCCTGTCCAAAATGATACCTGCCCGTTCGTTCCTGACCCTGTAACGTCGTTCAAAGGATCGGTATCAACCGTAACAGTGCCGCCTCCATTACTCAATGTTAAAGTGTTGGTTCCGGTGGATAAGGTTTGCAGCTCGTTGGTAGCGCTTGGATCGGCTGGAGTCTGATTTGACCAAACGCCCGTTACGCTGTTATAAATTAGCGTTTGCCCTGTTGTCGGGCTTGTTAGTTGTACGTCGTTTATTTGATTAAGGTCTGGAAAGTGGGAAGGCCTGATAAATAGTGTACCGTTATTACCTGCGCGTATTACAAAAGCTACCGGAACCTTTAAATTAGGCGCGGTTGGTAACACCTTTGTTAAGCATCCGGGAGTCGTTGCGCTGCAGTAAAGTACGTCACGATCTGCCCAAGTTTCACCGCAACTCGCGCCTGTTGTATTTAAACCGCGATCTTTACCAAAGTGATATACTAACCCATCCGCACCATTCAAAATATCTTGAGCCGCTGTACCTAAAATATACTCGCTGTTTACAGATCCATCGGCAATAGCGGGAGCGATTAAAATACGGCCCGATGCGCCAAAAGTACCAACCGCCATTACTACTGTACCTCTCGTAATTGTGGAGCCTGTTTGATTTTTGCAGTTAAAAAATACATCTTCAAAAACTTGCCCGGTCACGTTGCCCGAATTTATTACAACGTCTAAGGTTCCCTCCTGAGCGTTCCAACTAAGCCGACCCGCGTCTAAGTCGGTGGTATCGCCTGTCCTAAATTGCAAGTAGTATAGACTGTCAAGAATAATGCTGTCATTTTGAATCCGGATGCCTTCGCCCGCGTAGTAGGTTGTCCCTTCATTAATCCAAACCCAAGCGGAGCCGGTCCAATAGTACAACTCCGGACTTGTGCAGTTATTAATAACGACCCTACTATCGCCTTTTGTGGGCGTGTATGCTGGTGCGCTGCATCCTGCAATTTCTTCAATCGTGTTGCCAAGTAGCTGCCAACCTCCGGGCGTGTTGTAGTGATACCATTTGCCTGTTATGGTGTCAATTGCTACTCGCGAAGTACGCGCGGGAGGTGTAAATGAAGGCGCGCCGTTGGTGTAGCTGATGCCAGCGCCGTACGTAATGTTATTTTGTGCGAAAATTTGCGGTAAACTGCAAAAAAGCGCGGCAATTATTAATATATATCTCATCCAAATACAATTTTTAAAATTCCGTAAGGTAGGCCGTAAAAATTATTGGCAGTCAAAAAATAAAGGTCGCCAACGTTCAAACCTGATGCGAGCGCGTCGGCGTCCGAATCAAAAAAGCGTACTTTGATCGATGGAAGTGGGCCGTCCGGATTAACTATCATTATTCTATCATTTTAACGACCCCATAAGGAAGGCCGTAATAGTTATTGATTGATAAAAAGTAGAGGTCGCCCGATTGCATACCGGCCGCGAGCGCGTCGGCATCGTGGGTGAAAAAACGACCGTACACGGGCAATGGTGGGCCGACTGCGTTTTGTCGATTAACCCGGATTGTATACTGTGCAATGTGGCAATGATAACCCGAATCGTTGTCGTAAATTTGTCGGACTTGCTCGTATCTAATGCCGTCAATACTTGTTAGTTCGAGCTGAAATGTAACATCGCGCCGAAAAAAGTCTATTGCCTGTCTAAACGCTTCCTCTGCTTGGCGCGCTTCGTCAAATGTCGTCCCCCAAATTGCAACCTCTGTTAAAACGTTATCTACCCAACTTGCTGCGCTTTTATTGTGCGCTGGATTGGAGCCTACTACCGTAACAACAGCGAATGGAAGGGCCGCGTTTTGAGGAGCCACGACCGGATAAACGCGCGTACCAAAGATGGCAAACGCGTCGGTGTTATCTGCTATTATTTTTCGGATTGGGCCTTGAACGTTCATTATACTTTTTTTAGGCGTTTGATTTTGGCTTTTAAGCCCTCTACAATCGTTTTTTGTGTGCGCTCCTTCATCATTATCCAAGTCGGCAAAATAAACGGTCTTGGTGGCGTGTGGCGCGTGCCTTTCTCGATCATGTGAGCATAGTATCCATCCGTTTTGCCAAATGGCCCAAAAACGCCCTGAGCGGTTCCCTTTGCTAATTTCGCACCTACAAAAACCGCGTATTTACTTTGCCTAAACCGTAGCACGTCAAACGATGCAGCGAGGTTGCCAGGATAATAGGTCGCTACTACATTGCCGCGTCCCTTTGGCGCGCGCATACTCTTAACGAGTTTTGCAGTACTGTACCGTTTATGGACTTCGCGGCCGTGTGGCGCTGCCCAGTAAAGGGCTGCTACTACCGGTTTAGCCGATTTGGTTAGAATAGCGCTCGTCCCGCGTTTGGCGTTGCGCGCTATCTGCCTAAATTCTTTTAACAGCTCCTCGACTTCCTTTGCTAATTGTTCGTTCATTCTGTGACTTGTGTTTCAAGTATTAAACGATCGTTTCTCCCTTGTTCGGATATACGAATTATGTCCCAATTGTCACCGTTGTAAACAATCCGATCAATAACCGTTACATCTGTTTTACGAATCTCGAAGTTTGCCCGGTTAGTTGCATAAACCGCGCCTTCTGTGACATCCTCACGAACTCCCGATTTTGGGTACATAACAGCGGCCCAAACAATTAGCAAGTTAGACCACGTTTCTACTCTTTCTCCGGTTGCGTTTTCAACAAGCGCTCGTCGTTGGATTGTTATTTGGCGGTCTAATTTACCAATGGTTTCCTTTTTATTGCGCATCATATCACAAATCGAGTATAGGGCGACATAAAGCGCTCGGATGCGCGTATAACAGCGTCCGACGGTGAATCGGTGCGATTTTCGTAAATGTCCGCTAAAATCAAAAAAACAGCTATTTTCAAGTTAGCAGGAACCGCCGCCGCGTTCGCATATCCGGTCGAGTACGTGACTTTAACCTGGAATGGCTCTGCGGTTGCGTTCCATCCATCAACCGGAACGACTACTCCCCTTTGACTTTGTGTGTGCTTCTCAATAACATATTCGCTCGATGCCAAATTGGTGAACGTCGCCGGATTTGTACTAACTGAATAACTTATCGACGTGAGCGCGCTAAATGGCGCGTAGGTCAAATTAAAAGGTTGATCATCATCCGGAAAACTCCGGTAAGTTTCCACAACGGTAGCGCCCAAAAGCGACATTTGGCAGTACTGTTCGACAAAACGAATTGCCGCCCGCAAATAGGCCTCAATTATAGTATCCTCAACGCTCCCCGTAACGCGTAAATGCGTTTTAGCCTCATCGACTGTCACGGGCAAGGAGGAAGAGTAAGTAAGCTCTATTGCGGACGGCAAGTATTTCATTTTAACGCTTTGTTGCTTTTTTTACGATTGCGTCTGTGGCTGCTTCAATTAGGACTTCTGCAATAACTGCTAAGCCATCTTTGATGAGCCGTTTGGCGCGTGATTCCGGTACGTCTTTATGGATGCCTTTTCCGTACCCAAAGTTACCGTCCTCATCGTGGCCAACCAAACTATCTAAAACGCGAATAGTCATAACTAAGCGGTGATTAGGTGCTTAACTGCTGCTGTGTCAAGTAATTTCGCGTCCCAACGAGCGAAGCCAAACAATCCAATTTCGCCAGTACCCATGTATAGATATTCGTTCCGCAAAATTTCAAGCGCGCGAGATTGGCGAACCAAGTACTTGCTGAAATCGCCGAACAAAATCAACTTGGAAGCGGTGTTAATTGTGCTGTCCATGTCTTGATTGATAACGTACTGGAATCCGTCGATCGTTGCAGGCTCTCCCACGATGAAGGAAGGCTGCCACAAAGGACGCGCGTCGGATGCTCCGATTGATAGCTTTTTAATGTACGCAAGTACATTGTCGTGCATCATAAAGCGACCGTTGCGACGGTATTCGGGATCTACGCTGTGCACCAAGTCGAGAATCTCGGAAAAAGTAATTGCAGTTGCGGACGCGGCGGTTTTGCCGAGTGTAGAACCGGTTACTACGCCTTGTGGCTGTGAAGATCCTGTTCCGGTTGTGCAGCTTTCGTTTGCAGCGCGTCCAAATCGAGTTCCCATCAAGTTAGCAACATACGCCTCAATGTCAAATGCGCTATCCTGAATAAGCTCCTTTGAAAGCTTAATAAGATCGCGATAAGTGTACGCGCCAACGGCAACCTGTGCGAAGGTTGTATCCTGTACAGTCGCTGCGCTACCTTCGGCAACGAGAACCGCTTTGGCGCTCGTGTCGTTGTTAGTAGGGAAGTTCAAGGTATTTCCGGAGTCGGTCAAAAGCAAGTTAGCAACCTCCAAAACGCCGCCGTACGCCTTCATTGACTCGATAATCTGATTTGCAAGGCTAACGGGAACAGTAAAGCCGCCCAAAGAGTTAGTGCCAGCGATTAACGTGTTAGTTCCACGCTTTTCCAAAATAGAACGCTCGGCGTCTGTCATGCGCGCTTCGCCTTGAATCATGTACTTGCGGAAAACGGCGTTAAAGTCGGCGTTTACTTCCTCAGGATTGCGCTTATCATTTGCGCGACATCCTCTCTCCTCGTTCTCATAAAAAAGCTCTGCTGATCGTTTTTCGGCTTCAAAAGCTTTTTGGCTGCGTTGAAAGGATTGGTAAGCTTCTTCCTGCTCCTTTTCAGCTTTGGCGAAAGTTGCCTCCAATTCGGATTTGCGGACATCGGTAAGGCCTTCCACGTTGAGCGCGGAGGCAGCTTCCTTCATGGCACTAACTGCGTTGTCGTGCCGCTTTTTAAGTTCTTGGATTTGCTCTAAGTTCATTTTAAAATTTGATTGAATTTAAAAAAGCGGCCGCGTTTGCTTTTGCAATTGCCAACCGGATGTTTATGTTTTGGTTTTTTGGAGCTTCTACTTTTTTTGCGCCCTCAAATGAACGCTTGGCCACTGTTGTATCTTGGTAGGCCGGGAACGTAACCGGCGCAACGTCGTAAAGCGTGCCGCCTTTTAGTAGTTCCCTAACTTGTACTTTGCCTCCGTAAATTGCACGGTCAATCCATTCGTCCGGAATTTTGCCGCGTAGTTCATCCGGATCCAATTCGCTCCAATTTTCGTCCTTTACCGTAAATTGAAATGAGCTTTGGAATATATCGCCGCGCTTTACCTCCTCATAAGTGTCCCGGCCTATTTGGGTGTCTGGTAAATCAACCTCATATTGCAGACCCTTGTCATCGACCGTCAATCGGAGTGTATTGTTTGCCGTTCTGCCAAGTACTAAATTTGAATCGTGGTTTTTTAGAGCTGCGGTTTTGCTCGTGTCCATTCCATCAAAAAAGGAACGGTTCACTTTTTCCAGGTACCAACCCATCGAAGTATAAGTATCAAATATTGCAGCCGTACCGCCAATTCTCATTGAGCTGTCATTCTCTGCCCGTTGTTCGAGCGCTCCAATATTTGCAAGACGTATTTCCGCCTCTGATATTGTTCTACTGTTGTTGGTCATTGTTAGGCGCTTGTAAATTTTCAAGAGTAGTCATATTGACCTGGATATAATGCTTTTTGCCAAGCCCGTCGGCGATTGGATTCATATTTTCAAGGCGCCTAACCTCATCAAGGCTCATAACGCCAGCGTTTAGCATTTGGGAGTAATATTGTGCGCGTGCTTGGGTGTCACCTCTCAAAAGTGAATCAAGGTTAAAGCGGAAAAAATAGTTAGCTCGATCCGATTTGCGTATAACGCGGCGGTTCAACTCGTCCTCAAAGTTCTTGACGATTGGTCGGATTGTGTGCGTTACGAACTCGATTGACTGATGTTCGATATTTCCAAAAGTAGCGCGCTCAAGGTCGCCAATTAAGTGGAGCGGAACTCCAAAAAAGCGGGCAATTTCTCGAACGGTCATATTTGACGATTCAATAAATTGCGCGTCCTTTGGACTGAGTGCGATTTGTTGGAATTTAGCACCGCGATCTAATACACCGATTGAACCCGTTTCTTTGTAATTTCGCATAACCCTCAAAAAGTTTTCACGCATAAAGTCGGCCTGCTTTTGATCCAACGGTATAGGAGTTTCTACTATTCCGCGAAGGCCGCCGCCGTTCTCATACATCGCCGCCGCATAGTCGTTTGCAGCCAGTGCCATTCCAACAGATTCACGCGCATAGGTTAAAGGACTTTTGCCCTCAATGCCGTCATCGGAAAAATTACGAATGTGGAGAACCTCTCCGGAGTCAAGTGTTTCACTTACTCCCTCGTTTGTGTTCTTGTAAAATATTTTTCCTTTGTAAAGGTATGGTTCGACAAAATCCGGATGGAGTATTTGGAATCCGGAAACGCGGCCTGTACGGTCAAACTTCAATTTGGCATACGCGTTGCCCCTCATCATTAAATGGAGCATAAATGTACTCCGCCAAGTGTAGGATGTCATCCGGTCGTTTGGCTCAATACATACGGCGTACTGCTCGGGAGTGCCTGTAATCTCTTCGGAGCCGTCCTCTAACTTTCTATAAAATCCTAATTGAAGGCTCGCAATTGTGCGAGAAAGTAGGCTAACACACGCGTAAACGGTAGATACTTTTAGTGCTGTTTCCGGATTGACTTTTTGACCGGCAACGGAAGGCCCGCCATTAAGCCATTCGATAAACCAGCTTGAAGGATTCGACAACGTCGAGCGCTGTTCCGGTTTTGAGCCGATTAAGGCCTTGAATTGGTCAAATAGTGCCATTTGTGCAAATATGGTAGGATATTGCACGTTTTACCGCTTTTTTTGGGTAACATTATAGGCGTTTAACCTTTTTCTGTTCGTTTTTTCGCATAATAGATAGGCATTTTCGGAAAACTCCGTAATTCTTATACTTTTTACGCCCTTTTTTCGCAAAAAATGCCTGTTCTAATTCATTATAAATCAAATACCGCGCCTTGTATGGTTCGTTTATACAGGCGTCATCGTATTGTTTTTTAAATTCACGGGCTTCGACTAAACGCCCCACGCTTTTAAGGTGTGTTTAAACGGTTGGCCCTCAATGCTTTTAATCAATTCCATCATTTGTAGGGCAATTTCACGGACTTCTACCTGGGCGTGCTTGTCGGCTCTTTGAGTGTAGAAATTATGGAAGGATCGAAGATTAAACATTACGTCAAAGGTTATCTGCGAGTTATACAATTTAAAATACCTTGCCGACTCTTTGGCGCGCTTCCTGCCAAGTTGCGGCGTTAGCTGCTTAACAGCTTCGTGATATAGGGCGTTTGATAAGTTGCTGAATAATGATAAAGCGCTGCCCCAGTTATACGGTTCGTGTAATTGCGTAACAAAAAAAGCATTAACCTCCGGATCTGTTATTTCATCATAATTTAATTGAGCGTGCTTAAAATCTACCGGCACAAAAACTTTGTCTTCCTTCAATTCTTTGTAACGCGCGCTTTCTGCGTTTATGCTGCTAATTCGATGCTTTAAAAAATGAATATGCGTTGCAATGTCGGCTGTAACTAAAAAGTGCACCATTCCTTTTTCAAATGGCGTTCCGTGTGGAACTGGATCGGCGCTCCAAAGTTGATTAATTAGCGCTGGTATTCGTTCGCGCTTTTCGTGCGATAATTCACGGCTCGTTGAAGTCCAAGCGCTTAACGCGATTGTTTCGTCCGATCCATAATAGCCTAAAAGTTCAACTTTGTTTGCGTTTATCATAATATCGTAAATATGTTGTAATTCGTGTTTATTTCATCTTTAAAAGTCACCCATTGCCCAAGAGCCATAACGAGCGCAACAATTCCATCTACTTTACCAAATGCTTTGTCTTTAACGACTTTAATGTTGTCGGATGGATCGCGTTGAACCACTGCGTTAGATGCCATCCATCTAAGTACCTGGTTCCCTCCGTGTTGGATTTGCCCGCCTTTAATTAATCGCTCCAATTCCTTTGTGGGAGCTGACATTGATAAAAAGCCCTGACCAAAAGGAGAAACAGTTATCCCAGAGTCTGTTAGGCGCTTGGAAACTTGACCGGCGCCGTATCTGTCGTACGCAATGGAGTGAATTTTAAATTTTTGCGCGTCTTCGTCAATTTGTTTTAAAATGTAGTCGTAGTCGGTGACGTTACCCGGAGTTGCGGTTAGTTCGCCGGCTTCGATCCATTTAAGGTAAGGGAAGCCGCGTAATTTAGTAACCTTTATCGCCTCATCTTCGGGAACCCAACATCGAAACAATATCTTTATTTTTTCGCCTTCGGATTCTGGTGGAAATAACCAAATAAGCGAACAAGTATCTGAGGTGGATGCTAAGTCAAGGCCACCAACGCAAGAGCGGCCTATCATCTCGGCTTCTGTGACAATCTCGGCGCCTTGCATCCAGTCGGCATCGTCAATCCAATTATCTAACGACGTTACCCAAACATTTAGATTTTTGGTTAGGAAGTTGTTTTTTGCGGTCGTTCCTTCGGTAAGTGCTTTTGATAGCTCTCGGCGTAAATAGTCATAAGAGATTGAAACGCCAAGCGAAGGATTTGCCTTTTTCCATATCCGCTCGTCCTGCCAATCGTCATCTTGGTCAATATCGAATATTAAAGGGAAAATACCTGGATTTGGTATTACTCCATCAAGGATTTGTTTGCAGGTTTTTTCAAACGTCGCGCAAACTCCATCAGGATTTTTGCCCGCTGTTGTAATTACCCAAATCAAAGGACTTTTGCGAGCGCCCATACCCGATTCTATTACGTCCATCATATCGTTATTTGGGTGAGCGTGGTACTCGTCACAAATTCCGTAAAAAGGATTTGTTCCATCCTCAGATTTTGAGTCGCGGC